GCTGCATATATTCGGGAGAACGCTTGCGAGCTTCTTCTGCTGCCTGACGCTGCTGATCCTCTGCTGCTTGACGTTGTTGCTCTTCTGCGCGTTTAGCTGCATCTTCCGTTTCAACTTGCGTACGCGCCGCGCCACGCTCACCTACTCGTGCAGCCCCACCAAATACAGGAGCGCTGAGTGCTGTCTTATATGCCGTATCACCGTACTCTTTGAGCGCGTCGTCTGATGTTAGAGGGAGACCTGCTTGTAAACGCTCAAGCATAGCCTGCGTAACTTCAGTCGGAACTTCAACGGCTGTAGCACGCGCTGCCCCCGTAGCCAAGGTACGCTTTAAACTCTGTTCAGCAAGTGCGCGGCCTGCTGTGCTATCAAGTGCTTTCTCGGCAGGGCGTCCAAGAATCTTACCCACCATCTGCTTACCAAGAATAAACGCACCTGCGGCAGTCTCAATCCCAGCTTGTGCAGCGGCGGCTGCGGCTGCGGACGAGGCATCAATTGTCTTGCCTTCAGCGGCTTGGCGTGAAAGATTAGTCCCAAACTGTTGAAGCCAAGAAGGCGCAAACGCTCCAGCCAGACCGCCAACAGTCGCCCCAACACCAGCACCAACCGGCCCAGCAACAGACCCTGCCATTGCCCCCAGACGTGCGCCACCAAACGCACCACCCAGAGAAACCCCGACTTGTGGGAGTTGTTCTGCAACAGCCAACGGTACTTGACGTACAAGCTCTTTACCCGCAGCAAACAAACCTTCCTTCTGATAGCGCTCTTTAAGTGCGTCGAGGCTTGTCTCGTCTTTATACCGCTGCGCAATACCTTGCTCACGCTCAAGTGCTTCACGCGCTGCTTGTTCAGGGTCAACAATCCCAGTGGCTCCAGCTACCGCACTCGATACGAGCGACTCCGCACCTTTCTTAAAAGCCCCTGCGACCCCTCCTTGTTTTGGAAACAAATCTGGAAAGTCGCGCCGCACAATCTGCTGCGCTTGCTCTAAAGGTATAGTGTCAGGAAACCGCGCTCTGCGCCCGTCAGGTAGTTGGATGCTGTAGCTCATTGAACTCGCTTTCCAGAAGTATCGTAAACAACTTCTCCGCTGCTTTCAGAAGTTCCTTGCCCAATATTAGCGCGAGTAGTGCGTAAATACTCAAGATATTTTTCAACAGTGCCGTGCTGCTTGCGTAGTTGTTCGCCTTTAAACTCGTCATTAAAATCTGCAACTGCTTTAGCAACTTGTGCTTCAGTCAACTGCCCACGTGCTGCTGTGTTATATCGCCCCGATAAGTACGTGTTGGCTCGGGCCACACGCTGAGGATCACCTGACGTAAGGTCGTCATAAAGGCGTTCATCAACACCCGGAACTCGACCTTCTCTCCGCAAACGAGCCTCAAGTTTAGCTTGCTCTGCTGCTCTACCAGGAGCTTCTCTGTATTTTTGTTCTTCAAATGCTCGCGTTGCCGCAGCTTCTTGTGCTCTTCTAGCTTCGCTTGCTTGACGATCTTGGGATTCTTGCATCGCAGCAAGTCCCTGAATACCTGTCCTGGCTGCACCTTGCTTAATTTCAAAAGCTTTAAGGCGCAGTGCCTGTTCATCCTGAAGAAGTTTAGCCGCTACATCACGCTGTCCACGTTTTTCTGCAAGGTCGGCTTGGGCTGCTTTTTCTTCGGCTTCTGCTAAAAACTTAGCCGCTGCCATCTCACGCGCTTGGTATTCAGTACGTAACTTAGCCGCACCGGGGACCATACGTGATAACGTTTCAGCAAGCGTTTTACCCGGACCACCTGCGGCCATAGCTCCTAAGTAATCACCAAGATCAGGCGCTCGTCCTTTCAAAGCATCGGCTACTTTTTGTTGCCTTTCACCCCTACCTCGTGCGTACTCATCGTACTCTTTCTGCATCTCTTGCGTGTTTTTAAAACGCATCAGTTCTTTTTCTTCAGGCGAAAGCATGGCAGTTTTTTCAGCCTCATCGATGCTTTCCATCCTTTTGCGAATCAACGCCATAAGGTCATTAGGACTCACGCCGCTACTACCTAATGTAGACGGTTCGTCTTCGCGTTCTGTAAACCCTTCTGCAATTCGGGCAGACATATCACCGCCACCCTTAAACCCTTGAACTCCACCACCCTGTTTAAACACAATCCCACCATCCATTGCGGTAAACATATCAGGGCGCATGGGTAAGGCGGCTATACCCCGCTCACGTTCTGCAAGGTCTTGAGCTTTTTTGGCGATCATCGCACCTGCCATACCAAGCTGCTGTTCTTTTTGCTGTATGGCTTGCGCTTGTTGGTTGACCATTTGCTCTTTCATCATAAGCTGCTGAAAGATAGTCGGGCTGTTTTTGGGATCATTCTGCATAGCCGCATTACGACTAATCGCCTGACGCTCCGCGCCCCGTTGAGCCAACTCTTGTCCTGCCATCTGAGGCGTGACTTGTCCAGTAGGTTGTGGTGGTTTACCCGCAGCGTACTGCTGTAGCTTCTGGTCGGGGAAACGCGCAGGATTCTGAATCGCTGCTTGCGACTGCATGGGGTTAAAAGGGATCTGCGACATGTATTACCCCTTACGGTTTTGTACCTGTTGTAGTCGGGCCGGTAGACCCTGTATTGATTTTATTTATCATATCTATGAGCGCTATTGTAGATATTCCTCCCGTAAGCGCCTGTGACATAGGATCAATACCCGTAGCTGCTGCACTGATAGGTAGCCCCGTCAGCATGTTCTTCATAAACGTAAGGTTCTCGTACGGATACTTCTCAGCGCGTAGGAACTCGTTATAGTCAAAGTTGCGATCAGCAGTACCCAAGTCAGCCATTTGTTTAAGCGTTGCCAGATCGAGATAACCTTGTTGTTGCCCAAGATTACCAAGCGCTTGCCCTGCTTGGATACCAGTTTGCAAACCTTTAAGCCCAAGCTCTGCACCGAACTGCCGAGACTGTTCACTCATCTTCTGAGCTTCAAGCCCACGACCTTGTTCGACGTTAAACTGCCCAAGTCCTTGTGTGTAGGCATCCTGTAAACCCTTAGCCTGAATGCCACCAAGCTGAGTCATGAGATTGCGATTTGCTTCAGACTCCAGCAAGCCATGACGTGCCCCACCAAATGCCCCAGCTTGTGCAGCTTTTGCTCCGATAGCTTGGTTGGCAATATCTGCTTGGCGCTTGGCTTCGCGCTGCTGGACATCAACAACATTCTGCATATAAGGCGACATGTAAGACGCCTGCACATTGGTAACGTTCTGCCCCCCGTAATTGACGGGTTGGATGTTGGGGTTAGCAGGTACTGTGTAGGGGTTAGTAGCAGGATTCCCACCTACATCAACGGTACCACCAGCGTCATATCCTTCAATTTCACCGCCGTGAGCTTTGGGTACAGTGGTTTCAGTCTGCACAGGGTTAGCAAACGTACCCGTCGTAAATGCCGTGGGTTTATATTGCCCATACTCCAAAGCGCCAATGCCAGCAGCCTGTGCAAGATTGGTACCTTGTAAGAATTGAGCAGGTGTTGTTAAGTTAGCAATCCCTGCCTTAGCCGATTCAAGCAGGGGGGATGTACCTGTGTATTTAAGAAACGGCACATCAGCCTCGGCAGAGGCACGTTCAAGTAAACGTTGTACATAGGGCGCATACCCCTCACGTAACCCAGACTCACCACCAACCGAAACTCCTGTACCTTCTCTACCGTCATCACGAACTGTTTTAACCGAAGTATCAAATACTGCACCTTTAGGCTGTACTGCTTGTTTGGCTTTTTCTATATTTGCCGCTGCCTCGGCTTCAGCTTCGGCCTTTGCCGCAGTGTTCATTTTGGCTTGTTCAGCCTGAGCGGTTTTCTCAAGCTCCGCCCGTTTTGTAGCGTCAGTCTCGGCTGTGATGGACTTTGCTAAATCATAAATATTAGTATTGGACCCCGGTGCGTCGTACCCCGGTTGGAAGATTAGGTTGCCGCCTTGGATAGGATTATCTTTAGCGTTGATCTGTGGGCCTAACTCTACAATCGACTCATAGGAAGGCGTGCCTTTAGTTACGGCACTTGAAGTAATTCCTCTGTCTGCCAGAAAGCGTTGAATGTCATAAGAATCAGTGCTTGTTAAACCGACTTTTGCCGCAGCCTCTTGAAGCGCAGACGTAGGCACTCCAATAATCATGGAGCGTTCGTATAAACGTGCTAACTCATCAAGATCAGCTTTTGACCCTTTCTCAAAAACCGACGCCATTGCAGCACGAGCTTCTGAATCAGGCATCCCAAGAAGCTGAGTAAGCCCATAATAAGTAGCCCGCTGTTTTAATTCTTCAGGATCATCGCTGGGGCGTATAAGCTTTTGGTTGACGAGGTATTTATAGGTGTCTGCATTAAAGTTATCTTGAACGTACTTACGGATCTGATCATCCGTAAATTCACCTTTGTTTGACTTAAATGTCGCCATGATTACCTCGGCATAAATTTGTTAGGGTTGATTTGAATACCCTGCTTTCTGTTACCAGTACGTGCCTCACGCACGCGATCCATCATTTCATACAAACGACTTGCACCAGCATTGGAATTGCCATTGCCTAAATGACTAACAACATCTGCCGGAATCACAAACTCACCATCACTTAATGCAGCGGGACGCTTGTTGTCAATATGTGCAGGGACTTCATCTGCCATACCATCCGTAGGGCCACCGAGGTAAAAGGGTTGAGAAATCTCTCCGCCCCCAGCAAGCGCCATCAGCCCACCCTGTGCCGCAGGTTTGTACGTACTACCCTGATATGCCCGACGTGTTGAAGTTACCGGACCCCTTGAAGTAAACGACGCACCTCTAGCTTGTTCCTGAGCATCTTTGGCAGACTTATAGGATAAATAAGAAGCTAGCGCCCCAAGGCCATACTTAAGAAGGAGGGGTAATAGTTCTTTAGGTATGCCTAGTTTTTCTGCTTCTTCCGGGGTTATATCTTGTTTAGGTACTTCTTTTGTCGGATCTGCGGGGTCTACAGAAGGAGAAACAGGCGCGGGTATAACAGGCGGAGGTGTGGTTGTTGTAGGTGGAGGTTCAGCGGGGGGTGGAGTAACAGGTTTTTGTGCAGTTACTTCAACTTTAGCAGGACCAGAACTTGCAAGAGAAGAAATAATACCTGCACCAGCTAATGCCGCAGCTAAAGGCGCTGCCCATTCAGGGAACAACTTTTCAAATTCTTTTTGCGCTGCAACAATTACAGAGTCAGACCCATAAGATACAGGTGTTTGTCTGTATATGGGGTTTGTAACTTCAGATAGTGATGTTGAAAAATCAGTGCCCGTATCTAAATCGGTAGGAGTTGAGGGGAAAGTTAACCCCATACTTTCCAACAATGACTCATTACTCATTACGGCTTCCTCCCCAGAAACTCTAGGAATTTGTTAAGTGCTTCGCCCTGCTTGGGGGCTAAATCGGTTGAACCCAAAGCTTGCTGTAACCCAAAAGACAGGGCTGCATTCTTAGCAGCTTCGGAAAAGTTAAACGGTCTACCAAGCGCAGCAGACGTAAGTCCAGAAGTAGCAATTGATTTAGCTGGAGCGTACAACGCACCTAACCCCTTATCCAGCCCTGACATTGCGCCAAGTTCACCAAGCCCCGCACCAATAGCCCCGGATGTAGCGCCAGACTTAAATGCTTTACCCGCATCCATGTCTACAAGTTTTGCAATACCAGCGTTTAACCCCCCGCTCACCAAAGCATTAGCGCCGATATTTGCCGCCATAGCTGGAAGTCCAAGCGAAGCAAGCCCACTAGTAACCGTGCCGGTTACTGGCCCAAGAAACGCACCAATCCCACCAAAAGGCAATGAGGCAATTGAAGCAATCTTTAAGGCATTAGCTACATTCTTAGCGTCAGGGTGTTCGCCTTTGTAATACTGGGGGTCTCCGATAGGGACAAGCTTATCGCCCATAGGCAAATACATCTGAGCCATACGCTCGCGGCTCTCGCCACCTGTCTTACCGCCTACTAAAAAAGCAACTTTGCCTGATTGAATATCTTCAAGCGTTGGGTTTTTGATCTCAATCGGATTGCCCTTAGCATCTTTCTCGGATGTGCTGTAGGCTTTAGTGAAAGTGGACTTGTGTCCAAAGATATTATCTTCTGTATTAAAAGCGCCTTTTAATATGTCATACGCTGACTTCTGTTGGGTCTGGGTTCCAGACTCGTATTCACCCGCTTCACCAAGCGCTGCATTCCAATTTAAAGTAGGCTTTTCCTCTGAACCAAATTCCTTCAACCCTGCAAACGGGTTGGTGTAAGACTCACCTGCGGTCCACCCTTTATCTGAAGCTGCACCTTTGGGGGTTGTGCCATATTGCTGTTGGCGTTGAGACAAATAATCCTGCATTTGCTGCGACTGCACAAACGCATTGAACTTCGCCAGAGCTGCTTCGGGTGTGATTTGGGTCGAAGTGGTCATGTCGTGCTATCCGGTAAAGCGGAAACAAAACTCATCGTCGCAATAACAGAAGGGGTGGCAGGGCGTGTAGGGGATGAGGCCGCAGGAAGATGTTCGATACTAACCGATGTATTGTCAGTATGCCAGTACAGTTCGACGTAATCACCCGAATACAAAGGCAAAAACAAATTTAAGGCGGCAATTAAATGCCCATCAACTCCACCATGACTGTTTGATACTGAGAATCTTGAATTACTATTGGGTACGTCGGTCCCATTTATCGCCGCCCACACATCAACGTCATGGATCTGAGAGTCAGTGTTATTAAACTGAATGCTAAATTGTAGGTTGTAAACGCCAGAATAACGCACGGTCATTTTAGAATCGTCAACAAGCGTAACACTATCAGCAACATCAGTAACATCAAACGTAATCGCGTAAGCAGCGGTTGTACTTACAGCGGTTTGATCCGAATCGCTAGACCATGCCCCAAACGGAATACTTAAATACCGCCCCCCATCTGTACCTAGTAACGCAGCTACGTTGTTATTGAGTTGGTTGAAGTAAAGGCGTAAAACATTGTTGAACTGGTCATGATAGGCACGTTCATAGTTAGCCCCTGCCGCAGGTAAGCTGGGTGGGGCGGGTTGCCTAAGCAAACTCACCGCTGACCGTCCTGTTTAACATCGATTCGTGGGGCACCAAGCTGCCACGTCGTACCCAACCCATCAGAGCCAACCCGCATAATCATCTGGCGTCCACGAATACGGGTATAGATAATATTGGTGAACTGCTCAATCGTCACTGTGGAAGTACGGGCAACAGCTTTGGCGGCTTCGGTGTTAAATCCAGACCCGGAACCGTTCATACCGTAGAGCGTCATCGTGACCTGTGGGCTTTGGCTTGTGGACCCTTGAAATGTCAGATCCGGCACCATGCGCCATACAAACCCGAAGTTCTGCCCATCTTCAATATCAAATTCAGCCGATTCGATATAGGCTTCAATTGCGGTGGCTGTTCCTGTGGCGTTATCGTCCACCCCGTATTCATGATCAACAACGTTGTAGTTGTATGTAGCTGCTTCAGGATAGTTGCGTAGCCCCGAGTCAAGCCAAGCCGTGCGCCCCATCGTGCCGTAATACCAAATATCTTCTGCGTAGTTGTACACAACGTACTTATCAACTACCGTGGAATTGGAGGAGCAATAAAACCACCAGACTTCGTTAAAGCCTTCATTCGTTCCGGCAAAGATCTGATCAAGCTGCGAGACGTTAATGTCGGAAAAGACATACCGCCTTAGATCACAACGAAGCGTCTGCACTCGCCCGTTATAGGTGTAAAACTTATCAACCCCCATCCAATACACCACACCTGAAGCAACAGCCGTAGCGTTTGGTCCAACGATAGATATATTGTCGCCAAGTAACTGAGACCCCCACACAAACGGAGGGCCGAGATACTGCAAGGAGTACAACGCCGAATCAGTCCACACTAAGATCTCTTGGCGTGTTTGAAGCTCAGAAATAATCTGTGAACCGTGGGATAAACGCAGACTACCTGCTTGGTTTGTGGCAGCAGGTACAAAATCAGTAACCGACTCTTGATTACCCCAACGAATCAGCATCGGGTCAAGCACAGCACTGCCATAAGCTGTTGTACCAAAGAGTAGAAGAAACCGAGATGTATCGGAAACAATCAACCCGTTTTGCTTTGACGGCACATCAACAAGCTCAGAAACATACACATCCGACCCAGTAGATGCGGCGTTAACCAGCGCTCCAGTGGGAGAAGCCGATATATTTGCTGTGGCCCCGTCTACATTTCGCAAGTAATACGTTGTACCCGCAGTGACCCCAGAAGGCATCGTGCCTGTGGTGGCAAACTTAACAGCAGTGCCCTCGGACAATAAAACCGAAGCAAACGTAACAACTGTAGGGGAGGCTAACGTGAAACTTACATTCCCGCCAATCGAATTAAGAGCAACGCCACGAGTAGTAACACCATTGGTCGCGTCCCAATAATAAATAGCGCCGCCCCGGTAGCCAAAGACTAAATCTTCACCCCAGTTCTGGGCATCCCACAACCTCAACCGCTCAGTACCTGCAACTCCAGTACCCCAGCCGCCCATACCCCAACCACCAGAACCCCACCCAATAACGGCACCCTGAATGGCAGGGCCAGCATCAATTTCGTATTTAGCAGTTACCGTACCCCCACCGGTAGCGGTGCTTGAAGCATTTGATGAAGCTGTTATGGTGTACGTGTTAGTTGTAACGTTTGCTATTTGATAGTTACCGTTAAGTGTTAACCCCCCAACTGCTGAAGCGCCACTGAAAGTTACAAAATCTCCGTTAGCGCTCCCATGAGAAGCGTCAGTTACTGTTACAACTGCTGAGCCACTTGCCGTCGTAAAAGGGTTTGTTAGGGTTGCCGTCTCACGGATAGGCGTTATGTCGTTGTAAACACCACCTCGTTCAATATAAAACTTCAGGTTCGTACCAACCGCCAGCAGATTATCAAAGCTAAGCGTCACCCAATTCCAAAGAAACCGGCACACCCCTTGAAACGTGTACGGGGAGATACGCTGCCACCCACCAATTTTCTCAGGCGTACCCTGACGAAACCGAACCTTTTCACTGATATACCAGCCGTTCTCATTGGTATACCGAGTATTCTCTTGGTTTGTTCCGGGCTTAAAAAGTATCTTTTTGAGTGGCATCATGCACCCCGTAGGTACAACGCTTTTTCAGCTTTGCGGCGGCGCACCAATCCCGGTAACACTTTACCTCCGCCCATAGTCCACATCATAAACGCTTCTGCTGCACCTTCATAGTCGGCGCGGTTGTTTCTCATTCTTATTGTGGAACTCTGATACCTCCCAGTTCCAGCGTTGAACGCAAAACTGACCACAGCGTCGAAGCTTGACTGACGGCCAGCAAGATTAGGAGACATTCGCAATACACCGCGTTCAAAACGGACGAGATCATCCTCAAAAAGGCGATCAATCTCCTCCTGCGACCAAGTGCGATTATCTTGGGCTGCGAGTGGGTAGTCCTTGCGAAGGATGCCGGTATAACCATCTTTCCTTATTACAGGTAATTTAATTTGATCTTGATACAAAACATGACCATAGCCAATCGTCCAAATGTGGGCGGGGCATAAGTAAGGCTTAAGGCTCTTACCTTCAAAACTGTGCATCAAGTCTATACCAGCTTGTCCTGTTTTCATTTCTTCTGCCAACTACGCGAGCCAAACCAAAAGCCAATGATGCCGCCAAGCATTGCCATCTCATCATCGGAAAAGATGATCGTACTGACCCGAACCAAGTCATCAATGTTTTGCACAAGATGCGGGTGCTGCCAGACGTAATAAGCAAGCACAGCGTTAATGGCAATGAGTTCTAAGATGAGCAAGTAAGTGACATTAGGCCGCACCGTTCCAATGTAGTTCACCACCCACTTGCTAGACTTCTCAATGATCTGCTTGTCATGGTCCAGCGCCGCCACGGTCATTTGAGCATCCGTCTGCATGGCAATCTGGTCAGTGCGAATCTCTTCCACGCGCTGCTGAGCAATAAAACCTTCTTTGGCTAAGGCTAGTTCGCGCTCCGATTGCATCCTTGCAAGCTCAAGCTCATGGGCTTGGTCGGCTTTGTTTTGGAAGTAATCAAGCAGTTTGGGTAGGCCCGAAATAAGTAGGCCACCAAGTGTTGAGAGAAGTGAAAGCATGATTACCCCTTAGCCGTCACGATGTCGGCACCTTTCTTGACTGTGACTTTGGAGCCTTCAACATCCACCTGCATGGGTGGCTCGGCACGATCAAGCTTGTCCAACCGAGTAATGAGATCCTTGATGACTTCAAACTCGGGCTTTTCCTGCTTTGGCGCAGTACCTGCAATCCCGTTTAGCATTTGAATAAGTGCAGTAAGTGAAGCGCCAAGCAAGCCCATCACAGCAGCAATTTTTTCGCCATCAAGGAAAAGTGAAGCGCCAACACCTACTAACACGATGAGGAAGATGTAAAGCAATCCATCTTCACCAATCGCTTTGCCAGCAACTTCTTTGGCAGAGTCTTGGGCCTTTAGCTCCTCAAGCCGGATCTTGGCTTGCGCTTTAAGGACTGCTAACTCATGCGTTTTGTCGTCCATCATGCCACCGCCACCTTTCTAATAGCCCGAACATAATTTGAGTAGCTCTTATTTACAGCTAAAACAGCCCCATTAGAAAAATTCTTTGTCCATGCGTAAGCAGTTGACTGGTTAGTTGATGTCCAATGATAAGAAGTAGTGCTAAACGCTTCTGATCCGCCCGATTGAAATAACGCAACTGAAGTCTGTGCTGGAGAAGAAGTTGTATAGGGCGAGCTTCGTGCGGGGACTGCATAAGGATTAGTCGTGCCCGACCCTGTATTGTTAGATGTAGTTGTGGGTTTGAGGTTGTAGTAACAAATTTCTAATTCATAATAAGCAGGTAAATACCAATCGGTGTACCCATTTGTAGTTAGCCCATCACAATAACCAGCGGCGGGGTACGTTGTTGGACTTATCCCCACCAAGTAAGAAGTGTTAGCCGCACCATCCACCATTGAATTAGCGCCACCTGTAGCTGTATCGGTTGTTTTGTAATCTTGCAGAGACTGCGTAGATTTTGGTGCAACAATTAGGTAGTAGAAAGGTCCGGCACCTGTACCACTATAGTCAATCATCCCGGCGTAGTACCCACCGTAAATAAACGTACCAATGCCCGGAGCTCCACCTTCTACAGAAATACTATCTGATGCAGCCGCAGTTTCAGAAACATCTCGTAAATAAACCAAGATGCTTGATGTCCCATCTGCGCCTGTTGACGTTTCGCTTACTGCACCGCCTAACGTTAAGCCCCCAGCAAAAGCATCTACTCCGGCAGCAGTTTCAGTAATTATTCCGTCGTAGGTAACATTTGTGTTACCACCGAAACCAAAACCCCGAGCGCCTCCAGCAGCTAAACGTTGAATAACCGGCATATCAATCTCAGGTAAATTTAGTTTGAGAAGCTAGCACCGTAAAAGTTGCCGATGCTGTTTTAATAATCGTATATACGTAAACGTCAATACCCGAAGCGTTACCTCCGGTCCAAGCAATACCGCCCTGATACTTTGGAGTTATGGTGTTTCCATCAACTTGTATGGTGTTGTTGTAGTAAGGTGTTGCGTTCTGTGTAGCCATCAATGCCACGGTCACACTGCGCCCTGTTGCCAGCGCCGTATTAAGTGTTGTACCCGTCGAAGCCCTAAAGTTAACGGTCCAATTAGAACCACCAGCCCCACCGGTATAGTAAATAACGGACTGTGTAGTCACGTCGTAGTTAACCGTGGATGGAACAACGGTGGCGTTAACCGTCACAACCTCTGACGAATTTGCAAGCACTTGAGCGAGGTTTGCCGAAGTACCAGAAAACGTTTGAAGCGCCGTGAATGTTGTGGCTGTACCGGGAGCTACGTAATCGGTTCCAGCAGTGGCAGGGGTAACAACGGTAGAACCCGCACCTTTAATGAGCTGCCCTGCCGTGAGTGTGGCAGCAGCCTGTACACCAAGACCCACATAGTCCGTGCCGTTAAACACAGCAACGAGTGAGGCACCGGGGTTAATTGTTACGCCTGTCTGACCTGTAGCTTTAACTGTTAGCGTGTAGGTTGAGTCTGCGTTAATAACTTTATAGGAGCGTGATGACGCAGGGGCTATGATGGTTGAGTTAGCGTTAAGGCTTGACACCCTGATTGTCGAATACTGTGCGCTGTTATAAACAATATTGGTTGCGCTTGCATCCCCTTCGGTTAGGGATAATGTCAGGTCGTAGTTTGGCGAGCCTGAAAAGTTTGAACCTGTCAGGTTAGTAATCCCTGCAACAGCAATATCAATATACTGCGTTAGGCCATTATTAATGGCGTTACCCCACGAACCAACTTCCGTGTCGGTTTCAATAATGGGTAAATCAAGGAGAGAAGTTCTTGTAATAGGCATGGTTTACCTCATGTCATATCGACGGGTTGCCAGTTGGAAGTTTGGTTTGTGTTAATGGTCTGCCAGTTTGCCACTTGGGAATCATCGATAAGCTCCCACAAGAACCGACTAAACGCTACGTCTGTTATGGACGCCGACTCCGACACCCCAACATTAAACAACCCACCACCCTGCGTTAGGTCCGCGCCCTGCGCCGATTCAAGTACAGCATCAACAAAATCTGCTCGCGCTGCGACATTATCCACTGCTGTCGCAGTTTCAGCAACGATGGCACCCAGAATATAAAGCGACTCAACCGAGTCAAGTCCTGTCGCAGATTCAGAAACTGCCTTATCGTATAAGAACCCAGCCGCTATACTGTCTGTACCTGTAGCAGTCTCGGCTATAACCCCATCAACCTCCCCTGCCGCAGAGGTAGCATCAGAACCCGTCGCACTTTCTGACACGCTGCCAGAGGTACTGATAATTGTTGTTATAGCGTCGACACCGAGCGCAACCTCTGAAACCGAAGCCACCAAGGTATACGTCGCGTTAATACTGTCAGTCGCTGTCGCTGCCTCGGCAATCAGGGTGTTAATAAACTTATCACCCGCAACAACATCTGAGCCTGTTGCTGATTCAGTAATTGATTCGCTATACGAATCCCCAGCCGTCACCGAATCCGTAGCAGTAGCCGACTCAGCAAGATTTGTATTTAGCGTGAGGTTGTTGGCGATTGAGTCAGTACCTGTAGCGGTCTCGGCTACGCTCGCACCCAGCGTTTGTGTTGCGCTTACGGCATCAGTACCCGTGGCGGACTCGGCTATGGCCCCGCTTAATATGGGTGTTGCGTCGGTGGTGTCTGTTGCCGTGGCGCTTTCAGCGACGGCTGAATCGATGGTGAGGTTTGACGCAGTTGTATCTGTTGCTGTAGCCGTTTCTGCAACGGCTGAATCGATGGTGAGGTTTGCGTTGGTGGTGTCAGTACCTGTGGCCGTTTCTGCAACGGCTGAATTAACCGTTAGGATTGCATCGGTAGCGTCGGTACCGGTGGCTGTTTCGGCTACTTCGCGTGTGTATGTGTTGGCACCCGACCCACTGATCGCTGAGAACGGCGCAGTTGAAAATGGATCAAAGCCGAACACATTGCTTTCCTATAATTTTGCTAGGCGCACTATGCCACTAGCTCCACGACACATTACCAGTTCCAGCAGTAACCGTCGTTATTTTATATGCACCAGATGTAGCTGTTGAGTATGTTAACCCGCCCCCAGGATTTGAGATTGTGTACGTATTGGGGTATTTGAGGATGACTACACCAGAGCCACCTGCGCCGCTCGTATTACCCGAGCCAGCACCACCACTCCCACCTCCACCACCAGTATTAACAGTTCCTGCCGTTCCATATACTCCTGTCGGCGTGTAGGTTCCTCCTGCGCCGCCGCCACCAAGTCCTCCTGGGCCAGCAGAGACATTTAAGCCTTCTGTTTGATACCCACCAGCGCCACCACCACCGGCGTAATAAGGTGCTGGAGATGTTCCGGTAATTGATGATTGAGCGCCAGAACCTCCTGTTCCCGCTGTGCTTGTTGATGGTGACGATACATTTGTTTCGGACGTCCCTGCACCACCGGCTCCGCCACCGCCGCCGCCCGCATATCTTGGCGCTCCAACGCTTGCTCCTCCATCATTTCCTTGTGAAGGAGTTACAGAAGGTGTATTCCCAGAGGCACCCGATGCTGCTGGGTTGCTACCTGACCCGCCACCTGAACCACCGGATACACCGGCTGACGTGTAAGTTCCACCACCACCACCGCCAGCAGAAGTGATTGTACTAAACACAGAATTTGAACCAGAGTTCCCATTTGTATAACCTGATACAGAAGCCCCGCCAGCACCTACTGTTACCGTATAGTTTGTCGCAAGGGACAGTCCTTGGGTCGTTCCTGTCCTAAAGCCACCTCCTCCACCTCCACCTCCGTACGTTCCTCCTCCAGCGCCCCCGCCAGCAACAACAAGGTACTCGACATCAAGCGGGAGGGCGCCCGAACGTGATGTGCCAATTAGAAGATTCAAGACGGCGGTCATGGGAGTCCTTTAAGTTAATCCGTTACCGGAAATTAACCAAGTCGTCGATGTCATCTTTATAGCAGTCGCAATCCCATACTGGGCCAATGTACGGGTGCCTGTTGTTCCCGTGCCCGCCAAATACATCGTATCGGTCGTAATGGCAATCGACAAGCTACTTGAACTCATATTAATGAACGTAAGCACCGTACCCGTAGCAAAAGCAACAGAACTATTGGCAGGGATCGTAAACGTCTTGCTAGCACCTGAAGCTAAATAAATAGCCTTCCCTTGATCTCCATCGACAATCGAATAGCTATCCGTCTTGCTATCTAACGGAGCGTTAATATAACCAAGCGTTGTTGCGTCTACCGTGGGTAGCGTTTGGGTAATCGTGCTATTTGTATTAGCCGATTGAAGCGTCTGAGTCCCAGTGCCGCTTGCATTACCTGTGACCGCAATTGAACTCATACTTCCCTCCAAGAGGTTGTTGCTTCATCCCAGCTATACATCTTTCCATCCGTCGGCATGGGTGTGGGTGGCTCCCAAAGGCAAGAACCAGCGTTTAGCACCCAACTAGCAAAAGGCTGTGGTGGGATAAAAGCATCCAGCACTGCATCATAGGTGTATCCAATACCTGCATAGTTCTTTCTGAATGGCGTTCCGTTAGGATGCTGGCCGCCTTGAGTGTTGTAGCTTGTACGTTTACAAGGTTGCCCTCGTATCTCAGCGTAGCGTACCTCCCAGTCAATACCTTCTTCGCCTTCATCTTTGCCGACAATGACTTCGGTAACGATGTTATTTGCGTCTAAAAAAGCGTAGTGAGCCATTATGCCTCCAGCCGTAATCCAGTTAAATCAACTTCTTCACCAATCATGCCAACTGGGAAGGTATTAAAAGACAGTGAAATTCTTGTTTCCTCACCCTGCACTTGCGGAACCATATGCTGTGCTGACGAAGGGAAAAGAATCAACTTGCCTGTCGTGGCTTCAAACCACCAGCTTTCAGAGTTGTATTGGTTCCACTCTAGCGGTGGGAACTTGATCTGCTGATACCCGTCACGATAAAAGAAGATCTTGTCATCAGGGTTTGTCTGCACATAGAACACGCCAGAAACGTAGCTATTTGGATGTGCATGTTTGTGATGGAACTGCCCTGGCTCCGAGTAATTGCACCAGCTTTGCGTGACTCTCAGACTGACATCGTGCTTTGGGTTAGCAGTGGCTTTGAAGTATTCAGATATACAGTCCTCAATCCATGAACGTAACCCCGTCATAACCGGATCGCGCAGTACAAAGTTATTGGTTGAGGTTGTATTACCCATGT